GCGACAAGTCGTCGGTCGTTGAGCGTCCTGTCACCGAAATGGACATTCAACGCTTCGCTGACCGCTACAAAAAGTGGAAAGCGGGCCAGTCCGAGGCAGTCATCGGCACCCCGCTGACCGCCTTGCCTGGCATGACGCCGGCAAAGGTCGAGGAGTATCGCTACTTCAAGATTGTCACAGTCGAGCAGCTCGCGGATGCAAACGACGGCCTGGGGCAGAAGTTCATGTCGTTCCAGCAGGACAAGCAACGCGCCAAAGCGTTCATGGAGGTCGCGGCGAACAACGCCCCGATCGAGAAGATGAACGAAGAGCTGAGCAAGCGGGACGCCGAGATCGAAAACCTCAAGACGATGGTGGAAGCGTTGCAAGCTGCCCAAAGCAGCAAGCGCAAGGTTGCAGCGACGGCTGACGCCGAGTAATCAGGAGGCCAGGGATGCCCAGCTACCAAATCATCGACGACACGACTCTGTCCGCGATCATTCAGAACGTCGCGTCGATGGTGGCATTCCCTGTGCCGAATGATCCGGCTGGCGACAGCGATCCTACAGTGCAGCAGTTCGTCCAGGCGGCCAACATCGCCGCGGTGGACCTGTTGGCAATGTATGACTGGCAGGAGCTGGTCAAGCCTTACGAGATCAGCATCCAGTCCGACACCAACGGCCAGCGCGAAAAGTCATTCGCGTTGCCGGTGGACTTCTATGACTGGATCGACCAAACCAACTGGAACGCGACGAACCAGTTCCCCTCGCTGGGTCCTGTGTCGCCCCAGACCTGGCAGCAGCTGCTGATTCGCATCACGCTGCCCACGCTGTCGTTCTACTGGCAAGTGCGCGGCAACCGGCTGTATGTGCTGGCGCCTCCGAACTCGCCGCAGACGATGAAGTTCTTCTACCTGTCCAACGCCTACGTGCAGGACCAGGACGACGCGGATCTGTACAAGAACCGCGCCACGAAGAACGGCGACAAATTCTTGCTCGATGCCAACCTGATGACGCTGTTCACCCGCGTCAAGTGGCTCGAGATGAAGGGTCTGGACTCCAGCGCCGCGATGCGCGACTTCCAGACCGCGTTTGAAAACCGCAAGGCGTCTGAGCGCGGCGCGCCGGTGCTGAGCATGGCCAGGGACTTCCGCTTCCCGTACATCCAGCCGCTGGTCAACACCCCCGACACCGGGTACGCCGGAGGCATCTAAGTGCCGCTCGTACCGCTCCGGCCAGCTCGAGTTCCGCGGTTGGCGGCCGCTGCACAAGTGGCGCAAACCACAGTCATTCCGGCGCCCACTGGCGGCCTGAACTATCGCGACCCGATCGCGGCCATGTCGCCGCAGGACGCGCTGGTGCTGACCAACATGATTCCGCGTCAGCAGGGCGTGGAGATGCGCAAAGGCTGGCAGCAGCTGACCAATGCGGCCGCGTCGGCTATCGAGTCGGTGTTCGGCTACAAGGCCCCGAACCCGGCCAACGACAAGCGATTCACGGCGCGCGCCGGCAAGATCTTCGACGTGACCAGCGGCACGCCGGTCGAGGTCGTCGCGTCTACCGGCAGCACAGAGGATGCCTGGTGGACCACGCAGTTTTCGACGCCTGCCGACACGTTCCTGCTGGCTGTCTCGCCTGGCGCGGGCTACTGGACCTACAGCACCACCAGTGGCTGGGTCAACCGCACGGCGGCCGTGACTGGCCTGCCGGTCAACGTGCGCACAGTAGCGGTGTGGAAGCAGCGCGTGTGGTTTACCGCGGTGGACGATTCCAAGGTTTACTACCTGGACACTGTTAACGCCATCTCAGGCGCATGCACGTCGTTCCCGATGGGCTCAATCCTGCGCAGTGGCGGCTACGTGTCGGCGCTGTTCAACTGGACGATCGACGCCGGCTTCAGCGTGGACGACTACCTGGTGGCTGTGGGCACCGAGGGTGACGTGGGCGTGTGGGAGGGCACTGATCCGACCAGCGTAAACACGTTCGGCCTGAAGGGCGCCTGGTACGTAGGACCCGTGCCTAAGTACGGCCAGTACTTCACGCCTTACGGCGGCGACGTGCTCATCGTGTCCGAGCTTGGCCTGGTGCCGATGTCTAAAGTCATCACCGGCCAGTACAGCAACGACAACCAGGCCGCCGGCCCGGCGTCCAAGATCCAGCCGGTGTTCGCGCCCCTGGTGCGAAAGCTGCGCGATGCAAAGTACTTTAACGTGTTCGTCGCGCCGGACTCTGGTGTCCTTGTCATCAAGATGCCCAACGATGGGGGCACCTATCGCCAGTTCGCGATGAACGTCACCACGGGCGCCTGGTGCGATTTCACGGGGATCCCGATGCGCTGCGCGGCCGTGATCGGCGGCGAGGTCTATTTTGGCACCGAGGATGGGTTCTTCTGCAAGGGCCTGTCCGGGGACCTGGACGGCGTAGACAAGCTGGGCGCCGGCGGTAACTCCATCGAAGGCGATGTGATGACCGCGTTCCAGCACTACGGCTCGCCGGCGAACAACAAGAAGTTCAGCATGGCGCGGCCGATCTTTATCGCGCCGGACGCGCCCAGCATCAAGGTCATCGTCAACACCCAGTTCCAGTTCGACGCGGTGCCCGGCTCGCCGGCGTTCTTCGAGTCCGATGTGGCCATCTGGGGCACCAGCCGCTGGAATCAGGCCACCTGGGCCGGGCAGAACACCTACCAGAGTTGGGTGGGCCTGGCGGGCCTGGGCTACTACGGCGCGCTGCGCATGAAGGTTCGGGGGCTGCCGTCCACGACCTTCACGTCGTCGCACATGATGATGGAAATGGGAGGGGTGATCTGATGCAGCTGGTCACCGACAAACCCGGCCAACCGCCCATCGTGTGGGAGTGGATGCACCGCAGGGCCAAGCTGCCATGGAGCGGCCATGCGTGACGATGGGACGATCGCCAGCGCGGTGGCCTACAACGCTTGGACCGAAAATGCGTGCTGGATGCATGTCGCGTTCGATGGCCCGCATGGGCTGACCCGAGCGCTTTGGCGTGCGGCCTTCGAGTACCCGTTCATCCACTGTGGCAAGGATGCGGTGTACGGCCTGACGCCAAAGCACTTAGATGATGCGGTGGCAATGAATCGTAAGTTGGGTTTTCGGCAGATTGCCGAGACAGTCGATTGCATCATGTTTGAAATGAAGGCCGACGAATGTCGGTGGTTAAAGGAGAACGCTCATGGGCGGAAAATCAGATCCACCGCCGCCGCCTGATTACAGGGGCGCTGCAGTAGAGCAGGCTGGTGCCTCGAGAGAGCTCACCAACATGCAGACGTATGCCAACCGGCCTACGCAGAACACGCCGTGGGGCAGCACGAACTGGAACACCAGCGCCGTCACTGATCCGGCGACTGGTCAGAGGGTCACGCAGTGGACGCAGAACACCACGCTGAATCCTCAGCTGCAGGACGCGCTCAATGACCAGCTGTCGATTCAGTCCGGTCGCAGTGATCTGGCCAACAGCTTCATGGGCCGCGTTGCGAACGAGTATTCGCAGCCCTTCAGCTACAACAACCTGCCCGCAATGGCTCAGGCTAACGCGCCGGGCAACCTGCGCACTAACGCCGCCAACTATTCGCAGAACCTGCGCGCTGGCTTTGACTTTGGCGCGCCGCTTCCGCAGGTTGATTCATCTTACCGCGACACAGTGGCCAACCAGCTCATGCAGCGCATGCAGCCGGTGCACGACTATCAGCAGCGCGCGCTCGAGACGAAGCTGGCTAATCAAGGCTTTGTGCAGGGTAGCGAGGCCTACAACCGCGCGCTAACCGAGCTGAATCAGCGGCAAGCTGGTGAGCGGTTTAACGCGCTGGACACGGCCGGCAACGAGGCTCAGCGCCTGTACAACATGCAGATGGGCACCGCGCAGCAGGGCTTCAACCAGAACCTGCAGGCGGCACAGTTCCAGAACCAGGCCCTGGGCCAGGCGTCGGCGCTGGACCTGGCGAACATGAACGCGTTCAACCAGGCTCAGGCACAGCAGTACGGCCTAAACCAACAGTTCGCCGACGCGCAAAACCGACTGCGCCAGCAGGCGATCGCCGAGCAGATGCAGCGCCGCGGCATGTCTCTGAACGAGATGAACGCGCTGCTGTCGGGCCAGCAGGTGGCCATGCCTTCCATGCCGTCGTTCAGTCAAGCCGCGCGCTCCGAGACGCCGAACCTGCTGGGTGCTGCGCAGATGGGTTACGACGCACAGCTGGGCGCAGTCAATGCGCAGAACGCCGCGTTCGGCAACACGTTGAGCGGCATTGCGCAGCTGGGCAGCACGGCCATGATGTTTTCCGACCGGCGCCTGAAGTCCAACATCAAGCGAGTGGGCACGCACCCAATCGGCGTGGGCATTTACGACTACACCATGATGGGAATGCCGCAACGCGGTGTGATTGCGCAAGAGGTCCAGAAAGTGCGGCCTGACCTGGTTGAGCGCCATGCCAACGGCTACCTGATGGTGAATTACGGAGGCCTGTGATGAACGACGATCTGATGTTTGACTACCTGCTGGAGATGGGCGCCATGCGCCCCGAGCAGGAAGAGATGAAGCGCCGCCAGGCAATGGTCGAGGCACTGCGCGGCAACACCATGCAGCCCCTGCAGGGCCAGATGGTCGGCAAGCACTACGTGGCCCCGAACATAGCGCAGGCGGCTGCGCAACTGGGAAGCGCGTACATGGCCAAGCAGGGCCAGGCCGGCGTTGATCAGGGCATGAAGGACATGAACGCGATGCAGCGCCAGCGCCTTGAGGAGCTGCGCCGCAAGCGCAGCATGGGCATGGGA